CGCACCATCGCCGTATTTAGAACAGGAACAAAAACGCCGGCTTTGGCGCCGGCGTTCGGGAGGATCTGCAGCAACTGCTGCGCAGTGAGTGGCATAGCTTTCTCCAGGCGAAAAAAAGCCGCTCAAGGCGGCAATGGCGATATCGGTTAAGCCGGTAATGCCGGCCAATCGATGTTCGACGGATAACCAGGTTGATCTGCAACCCGATTCAATAGCACCCGGTATTGCTTCCACTTTTTGAGCAGAGCGATTTCAGCAGCGGTTGCATCTTCCAGATCCACGGCGTCCTGCAGCGGAGCAATCCGTAGTGCTGCGACACGGAGCAGCTCATCACGCTGCATCGAAGCCCGCGCTTTCAGCTCATCAAGGGTGGGCTCAGTCGGAAGTTCGGGCTCAGGTGGTACGGGCGGTGGCAACACCTGAAACCCGCCATCGATCATTACCAAAAAACCAGTCTGCATACCCTCAAGAGCCTGCAGGTACTGATCATCAGTAATCTCGATTGCTCCTTCGAAGTCATCTGTCGAAATCTTTGCGTTGGCTGCGAAGGGCATTATTTGATCCTCATGTAGTAAGTGACACCAATGCTCTTGGCTCGGGTTTCGAGACCAACACGCGGAGTGCCGTTCGTACCATCACTGATGATCGCGTTAATGGTCACTGTGGAACTGCCGGGGCCACCAGCTGTGCTGGTGTTGCCACTGTAGGAACTACCAGAAATTGCAGACGGGGTATTGATATACGTGCCCTGAATTGCAGTCTTCTGGAACTGGTCATCCTCGACCGTACCGCTAGAGCCGGCACGCAACACCCGGCGCTCTGTGTTGATCAGGCGCACTGTTTGCCCGTTCATTGGGCTGCCCGCAAGGCTGATAACAGCCGTGGCCTGCACCAGCGGTGCAGAGCCGGTCACCGATTCGCTGGTCAGTACGCCCGCGTTATGGGCATCAGAAGCGGTCAGTTTGATGTAGCGATAGCCCGCCGTCGTCGACGGCAGGGATACGCCCGTCAAGTGGTCAAATATAGCGACGAGCCCGCCGATGGGCTGCATTGCCCAAGGGTCAGCGGGAAGCGGATCAAGCAGCACCGCGTCAGTGCCGTCGTACTCAACATCGGAGAGCTGACCAGCAGCAAACACCGCTGCCACCTTGGCGCCGGTCGAGTCGTATTGTTTCAGGGCTTTAGCCCCGCGACCTGACACGTTAATGGTGTCGGAGCCGGCGCTGGCAGAGTGAAACTTCACCCTGAACCGTTGGTTGGCGGCGTAGGCTGCAATAGCCGGCAAAGGGGTGAGAGTGAAGCTCGGCCCAGTGCCTGCCGTTGTGAATGCAGTGAGCTGCTGAGTTACAGCCTGCCCAGCGGCGCCAGTGCAGAACACCAGGACATATGCCCCGCTACCGCCAATAGAGCCATTCCACTGGATCAGCGCAATACCGTTGGCAACGGTCTCACCACCTTGCAGCGCTGCGTGCGTTGGACCAACCAGCGAAGCAGTGCCGAAGCCATCGTTGATGGTGCACGCCCCGCTATTTCCATTGGCGACCTTGAATCGGAGCGGCGTGATTTCGCTTCGGGCCGTGATCGCCGGCACGAAGCTGCAGGCGAAAGCGTTTGTTGTCCCGGTATCGGCGGCATAAGTCCCATCGGAAGCCGCGTCGCGCAGTGTTGCGTCCAGCGGTCCACGGTCCACCCAGACCGAGTTCGCAGCGTTGCGCTGTCTCAGTCGACCCGTACCGGTATCCGCCCAGAGCTGGCTTGGAAACGTGACACCAGGTGCCGACGCGCCGCCGCTCTGAGATGCCAGAGCCTTGAGCGCGCTATTCGCGTCACCTCGGAACACTACGCCCGGGCCGTTATCCAGCGTCATATCATGTTGCGACATAAGTCAGTATCCCTTTGAGATGTAGTCAATCGAGCGGCCTGGCTGGGCGACCCCACTGGAATTGCGAATGAAGACCGTGAAACCCGTGGCGGTCTTGGCAGAAACGTCGAAGTAGTCGCCCGGGGAGAGGCTTTGCGCGGTGAGACTCACGGCCGGTGGCGCGTTGAATGGTGGTGTGTAGGTAATAGCCAGACCGCCGACAGGCACGACGATGTCGTTCCCGCTCTCAATGCGATCAGGCATATCGATCACGACCTCAAGCGTCGAGACATCAATCCAGTTGGTGCTCTGCAGTACCGAACCGCGCAATTCGAAATCGAACTGCCTGGCGCGGTAATCACCGACAACAAACGGCTTCCAAGCCGACCACACCGCAGGCGATACATCCGAGGTGCGCACCCACAGTGACAGCGAGGCACCATTCGGTGGATCGCCATCAATGCCAATGAGCGAATCGAAGTCGGACACCGAGTCGATGTAGGTCCCGTCGTCGTATAGCGCCGCCTCGATGTTGGCCGTCAGCCGGCAGTCGTAGACGTAGCCGAGGTCGGAGGGCGCGGCGAAGCTGTAGGTGAACTGGAGTAGAGATCCACCGGACTTATCAACCTCCGGTACCAAGGCATCAATGTCAGGCACATCATCGAAGAAGCCGGAACCGGAAAGCTTGAGAATTCCGTCTACAGCCTTGGCATTGACGGCCACGCCCAAGAAATCAGGCGATTCGGTCACCGTCAGCACCACGTTGGTTGGCAGCGGCACCTGTGCATCGGACCAGACCTCGGTCACCGGCCCGCCGACGCCCGAGGAGTCGACCGCGCGCGCCAGGTACTTGCCGGGTAGCAACGACACGACCGCCGACGTCGAACGCCCCGCCACTTCGGTCAGCGGCAATGCCGCGTCCCAATTCGCCGAGGTGTTACGCGAATGGCGGACGCTGATGCTGCCGCCGAGTTTCACGTCCAGCTCCGGGACCGGGTCCCATGCCAGGGTCGCCACACTGCTGATCACGTCCAGACGCAAACCGACCAGTGCCGAAGGCGGCGCCAGCAATGCTTGCGCCACGTAAGTCTGCACAAAGGCTGGCCCTGGAATCCCAAGTACAGACTTCGGCGTCACCCGAACCGACCATTCCCCCGAAGAGGCTGAGTCGAAATCCACACTTGGCGTCGAGAGTTCGGCCACAAACTCCCAGTTTCCACCGGGCTTCTTGACCTCAATCTCGTAACGCATCGCGCGCGCCGGCTGCGTCCAACTAACCGAAAGCCTGGCAGCGGCCAAGCCGGTACCAGTGTCATACAGCGACTCAAGAAACGTGAGCTGTCCAACCGCATCCGGCGCGCCGAAGTTGACGATGCTGGTGGGGTTATCCACATCCGGCGTGCCGAACTCGACCTCGTCGAACTTATCAGGGTCATACGCTACAGCGCTGATTGCGTAGGTGCCGTCGTCACCTTCGGATATGCCGATAACGCGAAACTTCTGCGTTTCCAATGCTGCTGTCGAGAAGGTCCACGGGGCAGATGCCAATGGAGCAGACGCCAGCGGCGGGGAAACGGTGACCGACGAAGCACCGGCAACGATGGTGACGGCCGCAGTTGCGTAACCGCCATCCGACAGAACCACGCCTATCACGCCACTCCCAGCAAATCCGATTGGGGCGTCGAGCAGCAACGTCGAAGCAGTGCTGCCCGCCAGAAGCCGCCCACCATTCCTGGCGCCGGCCCGGTTCGCATCCGCGATATCAATGATGTCACCCGGCAGCGGCAAAGCACCATCGGCACCAGTGGCAAATGTCACCGCCTCGCTTTCGGCATACAGCAACCAGCGACCCAGGCGGCGAGCTTGCCCGCGCGAAGTGCAACCAATGGCCACGACGTCGCTTTGCTGGATGCGCCCCCATTTGGCGATCAGCTCCGGCCGCTCAACGATCTCGACCGACTGTTTGTATTGCTGGAGCGGGTCGTTCCAGGTCACCGCCGCCACGTTGAAGCGCTGGTCGGATGCGACTGACTGATAGTTGAACTCGCCGCCGACCACGTTCGAGTTGTTGAATGGGTAGCGGCTGCCACTGCGCGGTGCGTCCTGCACGGCCGTGAGCGAACCGCCAGCCCAGAAGCAGATGGCACGGAACACCGACACCATGTCGTTGACCAGCTTCCAGGCGTCGGCCTGAGTGGTCAGCGCCAGGTTGCAGGTAAAGCGCGGCTCCATGGTGCCGTATCCGTCCGGCACCAGCACATCGCAATACTGAGCAATGCTGTAGAGCGCGTACTTCTCGATCAGCGTCGAGTCCAACAGACCGCCCAGCCCGTACCGGGAGTTGGTCAGCATGTCGTACCAGATCCACGCCGGGTTGTCGGTCCAGGCCCTGACAAACGATCCATTCCACGAACCGGTATAAGCCCGGGTCAGCGGGTTGTAGTTGCTCGGGATAAGAACCTTGATACCTTTGATCAGGAATGCCATGCGCGGAATGCTGGCGAACTGCTGGGCATCAATCGAAAGCCCCAGCATCGCGGTATTCGGGTAACGCAGCTTTTCGTCCCAGATCAGCGTCATGCTGTCGAAGAAGGACCGATTCTGGATCGCGGCACTGCCCGAGTCGGCCGTCAGCCTGGTAGCCCGAACGTATCGCGGCAACCCGCCAGATGCCGGCAGGCGCAGGTAATAGGAGAACTGCGTACGGCTCATGGTTTTGCCACCAATCGCCTGATCATTGCACAGCGGAATCCAGCCGCCGGTGCCGAGCTTGCCCTCCAGTCGAAACCAGAACTGAGAACCGTTGGTGTCGCCGTTCGAGGTGTCCTGCTCAGAGAGTTGCGGGGTGCTGATCGTGATCCGTACCGCGTCAGCGTCTGGATCGGTGATCGCGCGCTCGATGGCGATCGAGTTTTTCATCTCGACGCCAACCGACTGCTCTGCCTCGAGGCCGGTGATTGGCATGTACGTCTGCCACTGGGTGCCCGGCCGCGTATCGATGTTGACGTTGCTGAAGTTGTAACTGTTGTCCGAGTTCTGCAGCGGGACGTCGTCAAAGAAGATGCCCTGATTGCCGCCGACGATCCCGTCGATTTCTCCCTCACTGATCGCGTGCAGTACGCGCACATGCTGACGAGAGCGAAGGCTGTCGGGCGCCTCGACGGCTGCGCGCGACGATCCACTCCCGCCGCCACCCTTCCCG